CGCTGATCGAAGATGATATTGGGCTGCTTGTATCCGGCGAGCTTACGCCGAACCTCTCGCTATCCGCTGACGTTCGCGCATCAATGAAGCACGGAACGATCGACGGCTTGAGCATCGGCGGCTTTCTTTCAAAAAACGATTATCAAGAAACGGAAGCAGGCGGACGCATTATCACAAAGTGGACGCGACTAATGGAAATATCGCCGGTCGCGTTCCCTGCCGATGGCTCAGCGCGTATTGATACGGCGAGCGTCAAAGGCGAAGATTTGGCAGAAGCCATAAAAGACATTGAAACTGTACGAGATTTTGAGCGTTTCTTGCGGGATGCAGGCGGCCTCAGCAAAGGAGCGGCGGTATCGCTAGTCGCTCGCGCCAAAGCAGTATTTTCAGGCGAGGGTGATCCCGCCAAAGCTGCCGAGGTGAAGGCACTCTCTGAAATTGAGGCGCGCATTGCGCGGATCGTTTCGATGGGTGAGCGTTAAAATCCCGCAAAAAACTCAGCCCTTGGAGGGCAAACATCATGGAACTTGAAAAGATTGCAAAGGGTCTCGACTCTGTTGAACAAGCGCTGAAAACGATGGCCGAGAAAGCCGAAGGCCAGGCGCGTGAAAATGGTAAGGTGTCCGCCGACACCACCGCCGCTATTGATGCCGTAGGCGTAAAGCAGTTGGAACTTGCTGACCGTCTTGCCCAGCTTGAGCAGAAGGGTTTCGCCCCAGCACAGGTGGCCGGCGTTGATTCGCTTGGCGACCAGTTGGTAAAGGCCGATGCCCTGAAGAATTATCAGAGCGGCCAGTCCACCAAGTGCCGCGTGGAGTTGAAGAACACCATCGTCGGCGCAAATGCGACCGTTGCGCCTGATCGCAAGCCTGGCGTGGTGCCAGGCGCTGCCCCTATGTTGACGCTCGAAGCGTTTTTGAATGCCAGCCCTACTAGCTCGAATGCAATCGAGTTCACCAAGGAACTCGCGTTCACCAACAACGCTGTAGAAGTTGCAGAGGGCGGCGCAAAAACTGAGTCGGCCATCACCTTCTCACTTGTATCTATGCCGATCAGCACGGTCGCGCATTGGCTCAAGATCAGCAAGCAGTTGGCTGGTGACAATGCAGCACTTGCAGCCTACGTCAACAATCGCATGATTTACGGCGTAAACCGCAAGGTTGAGACGCAATTGGTATCAGGCACAGGTGTGGCCCCGATCATTTCCGGCATTCTGAACGCTGGCAATTTCACGGCTCACGGCTATGCCAACGCTGATCTTGGTTCAACGTTGAAAAAAGTTGTGCTGATTCGCAAGATGATGGCCGACTGCCATAACGCCGGTTATCCCGCCGACGCAGTGCTGCTGAATCCTGTTGACTGGGCAGCTATCGAGATCGACCTGCTGACCACAGCAGCCGGTCAGACTCTGCTGTCTTACAACGATGCTGGCCAGCCGCGTCTCTGGGGCTTGCCTGTTATCCAGTCTGTAGGCATGACGCTGGACAACGTGGCAGTCGGTGCGTTCCGCATGGCCTACACGGTGCACAACCGTGAGGGCGTTGTTGTTGAGTTGTCTGATTCCGATTCTGACAACTTCACCAAGAACCTGGTTACTATCCGTGCTGAACGCCGTCTCGCGCTCGCAACGGAAGTACCAGCCGCTGTACGCGCTGGCGACTTGACACCAGCCTAAGCAACACCGAGCGGCCTTCGGGCCGCTCACCTATTTAATAAGCAGGAGGCAACATGAGAATCAAGTTCACATCAAGCGGATTCTGCTCTTCTGTCGGCAATTTTGCGCCGGGCGACATCGCTATCGTCTCTGACGATATTGGCCAGCATCTAATACGCGACGCGCAGTGCGCAGTGTCCGCTGAGGTTGTTGTTGTTGCTGAGCCGGTAGCTGTGCCAGTAGCGGATCCAAAACCAGCGCGGGCGCGCAAATGATTTACCGTCTCTCCGATCCGGTTACCGAGCCGGTCTCCTTGGCTGAGGCCAAGGCCCATTTGCGCGTTGACGTGACCGACGATGATGCGCTGATCACGGCGATAATCAGCGCGGCGCGTGACTCGGCGGAGATGTACTGCAATCGCCCGTGGGCGGCAGCCTCGTTTGTGGAGACGTTCGATTCTTTGGTTGGTACGGAAATCCAGTTGACTGCTACGGGGGTCACGGCTGTTTCCAAAGTCGAATATCTTGATGCCGCTGGCGCGGCACAGTCTGTTACCACAGGTATCACGCTGGACGCGCTGAGCGGATTAGTAACGCTGGCAAGCGCCGTTAGTGGGACTAGGGTAAAAGTGTATTACTCCGCTGGTTCTGCCACGGTGCCAGCATCCATAAAGCAGGCGTTGCTGCTCAAGATTGGTGACATGTACGAAAACCGCGCCGCGCAACAGTGGCAGGCGCTGTACGTCAATCAAGCAACCTCCTCGCTCATGTACCCTTACCGCGTGCGGATTGGCGTATGAAGTGGATGCCGGGGGAGCTAGACCAACGCATCAAGGTCGTGCGCGAAACGCTTGCAGACGACGGCATGGGCGGGCATACGGCAACAACTGCAACCTACGCGACGCTGTGGGCCAAGGTCATCGCATCGGCAGGCAACGAACGGCTGGAAGCTGGCGCAATCGCGGCAAGCGCGTCATACAAATTTGTGATCCGGTATCGTGCGGATATTCTCGATTCTGACTATATCGAGTGGGGTGGCGTAAGGTACAACATCAGGGCGCTACCAATTGGCGGGCAGCGCACGATGTATCTTGAGATCGTAGCAGAGCGGGGGGTTGCGTGATGGGCGCGAACAACACGTTCACGATTGAAGGCATCGATGAGGTTCGCGCAATGCTTAAAGATGTTGCGCCTCGAGAGGCCAATAACATCATGCGCGCCACGATTCGCGCAATTACCGTATCAATAAACAAAGACGCAAAAGCGAACGCGCCTGTAGATTCTGGCGCAATGAAGGCCAGCCTGAAGGTGCGCTCGCGAAAATCAAAACCGGACAATCCTATTTTTGAAATCTGGGCGGGTGCGAAGTGAGCAACGTTCGACGCATATTATTGGCGGTTCGTTGAGTACGGAACAAAAGACACGTCCCCCCGGCCATTCGTTCGTCCCGCAGTAGACGCGGCACGCGCGAAGATGTCTAGCATGTTGCGCGACGAGTTTGGCAAGAAGTGGGAAAAAGCACTTGCCAAAAAACGCAAATCAGCCGCCAAGATTCCGGGGGAATGACATGGGATTTTCAACGGCAATACAGGCTGCTGTTTTTTCTCGGTTAAAAAATTACTCACCGTTAACCGCCATCATCAAGGCGGTCTATGACGACGTGCCACAGCCAGCGGACTCGGGCAAGTTGGCTACGTTCCCGTATGTTGTTATCGGCGACGACTCGATTGTTGAGTGGGACACCGACACCGAGCTTGGTGCTGATGCGACCGTCACGATCCATATATGGAGCCGTGCCAAAGGACGCAAGGAAGTTAAAGCAATAACAGACGTGATCTATAATGCGTTGCACCGTTATGATATTATCGTGACAGGCTACTCGCTTGTTGGGGTTGACTGGGTTTCCGCTCAGTCGTTTTTGGATGCGGACGGAATTACCCGTCACGGCATCGCGGTTTTCAGAATCACGATTGAGGGTTGAGACCATGGCAGCAAAAAAAGGCAGAAGTTTTTTAATCAAGCGCGGCGCAGTCACGATCGCTGGTGTCCAGACAAAAGGCGTTGCCTTTGCTGGTGAGCCAATTGACATTACCAGCGATGATGACCTTGGTTATCGCACGCTGCTTGGTGATGTTGGCACGCAGTCGATTGACTTGTCCGTCGAGGGCGTTACCAAGGATTCGACGTTGAGAGTCGCTGCAATTACTGGCGGCTCGCTCATGCTCACGGACGTGACGCTGGTGTATACAGACGGCGGCATTTTGGCAGGTGATTTTTTCCTGACATCGTTCGAGGAAACCGGAACGTATAATGAAGCCGTGACATTCTCGGCCTCGTTGCAGTCGTCTGGTGACTGGACTTACACGGCAGGAACACCGTGATGAGCGGGTTGCCATTTAAGCCGGTCACGCTGACTTACAACGGCGAAGACTTCGAGGTTACCGCTGATCGCGTATGGGGGCTGATTGGCACAATTGAAGAAGTGATCAGCCGCAATAAACTGGTCATCGCCTTACACAATCAGGACGTGCCTATCACTAAAGTTGCGACGGCTTTTGCGGCTGCGTTAAATTACGCAGGGGCAAAAAATGTTAAGCCTTATAATGTCAGCATCGGCGCAAGTCCTGATCAATTGTACCTTCACGCCTTCGCACTTTTTGAAATCCTCAATCTTTGCGTACAGCCGGAAGGATTCGGCCAAGGCGCAAACGAGGGGGAGCCCGCGCCGGGAGAACCGGCGAGCCCTGCGAAGAAGAAGGCTCATGCAAAGCAGCCTACCAAGTCTGGACGGGTTGGGGGCTGAGCCCTAGGGACTTTTGGCAATCTCACCCAACGGAGTTTTGGTGGATCGCCGAAGAAAAACTGAGGCAGCGGCGAGGGGATTGTGCTGACTCGGATTCGTGGGCGGCACTTTACGCGGAGTTAGATTGATGGCTGAAATCGTCGGCGATGTTGCGGTAAGAGTTGGCGCGGACACGTCTGGGCTAACGCGCGGGATGGCCGACGCTGACAAGTCCATGAAGCAGATGTCTTTGAGTGCGCACGCAGCAGGCACCGCGATAGG